ACGTCGTAGACGGTTGTGGTTCCGCGCTTGCCGGACATGGCCAGCACGTAGGCGCGTGCGCGGGACATCAGCGCTTCCGCGCCCTCTTCAGTCAGCGACCAGCATTCGACGTTGATTCGCGGACGGTCGGTCACCAGGGTCCGTCGCAAGCCACCCAGGCGCTCTACCCGAATGAACTCGTCCGGGCGCGGGGATGGGGTCCGGCTGTAGGCCAGAACCTCCGGCATGGCGCTGCGCAGATACTCGATGGTGACCAGGACAGCATCAGGGAACTGCACGATGGGCTTCACTAGTCACCATCCAGCGACAGCAGCAGGGCCCGGCGCGTGTTCTCCGCTGTGGCAGTGGGCTCATAGCCGGCGATAACCGCACCACGGGCCCGCTCGCCCTCCATGGCAAAGTCCCGGCGAGACTGCACGCCCAGCGCGGTGACATTCGCGTCAATGCGCTTTGTGTGCTCTTCGATAACTGCCGCCGTGGCGGGAAGTTTCAGCAGGCTGTGAACGACGTCCCAGTTGATTCGTACACGGTTCGTCATCCCGTCACCCGCTTTAGCAGTGCCTCAACGTGGTGCACCCGGTAGCCGAGTAGGAACTTGGCGACTTCCCCGTCAACCTCCGTGGTGATCCCGTCGGTGATGACGCGATCGGACGGCAGCAGATCAAGGTTCGTGCCCTTGCGCGTGATCAGGCGCCATCCCGTGGTAACCGTCTGGCGATCCGCGTCAACCTCATCGCTGCCGGCCGGCTGTACCGATACGCCATTGATCACCGTGGCCTCAGCGCTGGCCCAGTCCCGAACGGTGCTGGGGTTGCCGTACTTGTCGATGACTAGCGGAGCACGGAGCACGGTCACGGACTGAGAGAACATTCCGCTCATACCAGCCCCACCATCGCAGCGCGCCGGCGATACCTGGACAGGAGATCCTTGTCAGCCTGTGACAGCGATGCGCCGATCGTTTCCGCGGCGTAGGTGACGCTGATGCTGCCGACGGTCTCCTGCCGAAGGTCGCTGGGGTTGTTCAGAACGCGCGAGGCGCCCGTCAGAACGACCGCCAGCACATCACCGGGCACTTCCACGTAGCCATACGTGAACGTCACGGAGACGGGCCCACAGGAGCCTACGTAGATGCGGTCCGTGCTCATCTTCCGGTACGGTACGTCGACACCATCGCGCTGGACGGAATCGACGGACACAACCGGCCGCTGGGGCAAAGTCACGAATGACCCCGCCGGATACAGCGTCACGGTGCTCGTCTTGCGTGTGAAACTTTGTCTGGCTTCGGCCCGCACGATGGCGGACACGATGGCCAGGGTGTCAGGTGCTGACGCCGGAAGGGCGCCCACATCAATCTGCATCCACCCTGCAAGCTGGTCCAAAGTGGCCAGCGCCGGCAATGCTGTCATGGTGCGCCCCTCCCTTACTTAGTGGTCTGTGCGCCACATTCCATGCACCGATCCACGTGGACTGGCTGGTCCTCGGGTCCGAAAGCGTCGTAGCTCTCAGTCCGGGGGCCAGCACAGTCGTCCGTGTGCGGTACAGCGGGAGTGGCCTTAGTGGGTGCCTTGCGGGCAGCCATAGGGCGAACTCCTATCAGGCAGCGAGAACGCCGGTCAGACGCGCGGCAGCCTTACCACCGAACGTGGCCAGGCCGGTGTAGAACTCCAGACGGGTCCGGTACACCGGAAGGGTGTCCAGCTCGCCCAGGTCACGCACCTGCACACCGCCGTTGGTCAGACCGGTAACAGCCTGGTCGCCCTCAGCGGAACCGAACTTGACCGCGTAGATGCTGGAAACGGTACCCGCGGCAGTGCCCTGGGTCTCCGTCTGCGGCAGGATGTCAACGCCAGCCGTGGTCTGTCCCATGTCCAGGAGCGGGATGCCGTTGTACGTGGCGACCATCTTCTGAGTCAGGGCCTCACGGATCATCTCAACGCCACCAAGCCGGCGAGCGCTGGACTTGATCTTGGCAATGACCTTGGAGTTCGCGTAAAGCGCACCGTTGCCGCCGTTGATGCCGGGAACCTGAGCGATCAGCGCGTCAAGCGCGTCGAAAAAGTCGTGACCGCCGGCAACCGGGCCCATGCCGTTGGCCGCAGCAGCGAACACCTGGGCGCCCGTAAGGCGCTTCTTGAGACCATCGAAGCCGTTGGTGTCGACGCTGACGTCGCCGTTGATGAACTTGTCCTGGAAGAAGTAGGACGCGGCCTTGACCTTCATGCGGGTCTGGATCGCACGCTGGTCGTTGAGGTTGCCGCGGGTCTGGACGATGAACCGGTCCACGTCGGCGTCCCCACCGAGAATGACCAGCTTCTCCGACTTCTGGACCACGGTGCCGGTCGAACCGGTGTAACCGGCGTTGACAGCACGGAAGGCCACGCCCGGCAGGGTCGCCTCTTCGTTGTACGCGTATGCGTTGCCCTGGATCGTCAGGAACGGAATCCGGTCCAGGAGCGGGGACTCCTGCACGAACGTCTCAAGAACGCCGCGCTGAAGGTCATCCTTGCTGAGCTTTGCAGCCTCAGCCAGAGTCAGTTCACCAGCCATGGTGTGTGCCTTCCAGTCTGTTGCACCTACTAGGTCCTAGTAGGTGGGGTTACTTGCCGGCGCTATAGGCGCGCGCCATGCGCTCTTGCGGGGTGGCAGGCTCAGGAGCTGTGTCCTTGCGCTGTCCGCCACCGACATCACCCCACGGCTTTGCGGAGTTGTCCGCGGCCAGGTAGGGCTTGTCCTTGAGAAGCTGGTCAATGGCAGCGCTAATTGCCGCGTCGTCACCAGCCTTGACGTCCTTGGTGTAGCTGGGATAGTTCAGCGCGTCAGCAGGGTCCGCCAGTCGGCCCTTCGCCTCTGCCTTGATCTCAGCGGTGAGAAGCTGGGCCGCAAACTCGCCCTGGATCTCAGCCTTGATCGCGTCCAGGTCAACACCCTTGGTCGCAGCGTTGGACCGACGCAGACGCGCGATTTCCGCCTCGTGCTCGGCAGCCTTCTTCTCGGCAGCCTTGCGGGCGGCGCGCTCTTCGCTGAGCGCCTTCTTGCCGGCGTCACCAAGATCCGGATCCGGGGTCTCGGGGACTTCAGGAGTTTCGGGCGTGGGAGTCTCCGGAGTTTCCGGGGTCTCAGGCGCGGGAACTTCTGCTGGAGTGCTCATTAGGAATCGCTCCTAGTTCGTGATGTATCCATGCTTGCGAAGCAAGGCAACTTGCAAGTCACGATCGCCGTGGGCTTGCTTCAGAATCTGCTCCGGCATGAGCCGGGCCTCAGCCACGCGCGCATACCGGGAACCTGTGGGCTTGACCAGCTCGCCGCCGATGGCCTTGCCACCGATGCCGCGCCGGGTAGTTCCCTCAGTTGTGACTTTCTTGCCTGTGGACGTCGTCGCCATTCCGCGTCGCGCGTTGACGATCTGCCCCAGGTCCGCACCCTGGTCCAGCGCATCCGCGCCAGCCTCGCCGAACGTCTTCCGCTTCTCTTCAGCGGACATGGACGCGACCAGGTCTTTGGGTGTGGGCTGCTCCCTGTGGCGTTCCGCAGTCATGGGTTCCATGCCACAGTCGCACTTTGGGTGCCGTTTGAATCCCTCGCTGTAGGTGTAGTTCCGACCAGCGAGGATGATGCAGCGCGAACAAGCGGGGAGCTTGACCACGCGCACGTACGCAACACATTTGGCTTCGGCGGTCATCGCGACCTGTGTAGCCGTTCGCGCCGTGTCAGCAACGGTGGATGCAACCAGCATTGCCATTTGATTCAGGCCACGGGCCATGGCCACATCGACGGGCAGCCCAGCAGCCATACCCTGCGCAGCCGTAATGGCCGGCAGGTACAGCATCGTGGACAGTGCCCGCCCGTCAGCAGCTAGGCCGGCGAGTCTGCCGGGAACAACGTCCCCCAGCGTCTCCAGGGCTGCACCTTGCGCAAGCATCGCGCTTGTCACAAAGGCTTGTGCACCCTGGGCTGCTGACAGTTGGCCAGCGATGACCGCGTTGAGGATCTGCCGGCCGGTCTCACCCTGCATTGCAGCGAGGATCCGATCAGGAGTGGCATCGCGCCACAACGACTGGACCGCCCCTACAACGCTCTGGGTGATCGACTGAACTTGGAGGTAGCGCGCTTGCGCAAGGTCTCCCGAGAGGGCCATTTACGCCCCTTCCTGGGGAACCTCCGGCGCTGCCTCCGCCTTAGGCCCGAACATGCCGGCCAGATCGCCACCGACAATGGCGGCAGCCTGGTCGTTGCGCATGGTCTTCCAGCGCTTGATCTGATCCGGATCCACGCCGGGAATTCGCTCCCACAGCGCCTCATCAGGAACGTTGATCGCCTTAAGCTTGGTCAGCGCATCGGCGTACTGGGCATCGGAGCGGAACTGGGCGTCACGCCACACAACCGAACCAAGGGCCAGATCAGCAGCCCGCCCGGTGTCGCCGTCGGCTAGAGCCGCGAGGCGCATAACCTCGCGAAGAGCCGCGCCAAAGTAGCGCTGCCGCTCCTGAACCTTGGCAACCAGGCCGGATTCGGCGGCCACCAGGGCATCAGCGGAAACGTTGACCATCTGGCCCAGCAGGTAGTGCGGAGGCGTACGGGTCTGGGCGGCAATGTGCTGCACCGCCACCTCAATGACCTTGGTGTAGTTGGTCAGGTCCGCGGCGCTGAACTCAGCAATGGACGCACCCTCGCGCTCAAGCCAGAGGAGACGGTCGGAGCGGAACTGATCAAGCGGCAAGTCCTCTTCACCGATGACCTCGCCCTCATCGTCCAGGATCTCCCGGACGGGCCGGTCCATTCCCAGCACAGCGCGCGCGGGGAGTGCCAGCGTGTCCGATGCTGTCATCAGGTGGGCCCACAGCGTGTTCATGGCGTCTTGAAGCGGCGCCACGTTCTCAATCTCGCTGCGCGGACTGCCATGGAGGCGAGACCGGTTAGGGAGTTCGACCAGCGGGACAGTGCCCAGCGGGTTGGGAAGGTGGGCAGGCTCGCCCTGGGCAAGGTCCGTCTTGCGGTCAGCCCAGTCTCCGCTGTTCTTGGCCAGGCGTTCGAACCGGTACACGACCGTGGGAGTGAAGAGCGTTGCGTACTCGTTAACGTGGTCGGACCAGACCTTAAGCCCCGCGGAACGTAGCCGGCGCCGTCCGGGCACGTATTCAACGATCGCCTGGGCGGCAGACTCGAACGTGATTTCCGTGGTCTTGCCGTCCGGCTTCCAGACCAGGGCGAACGCGCGGCCCGTGATCAGCGCCTCCAGGAAGGCTAGGCCAACCTCTACGTCACATTCGGACTGGCGCCACGTCTTGGCAGCGGCCTCATCGATC